CCATTGTTTTTATTTAAAAGATAACAACTATCTTACACTAAGGACTTTCACCATCAATTTTTACTAATAACTTGATTGCGAATTTACATTAACATTACCAACATAACTAATCATTAAATTTAAATTAAATGAAATTGTCGCAGCAACACCATATCTAAATTGTGAAGTAGCTGTTTTAGCTCCCTCCAAAGTAGGATAAAAGGTCATGCTGGTCGATGCAGCATTTAATAATCCATAACATGTGAAGCCATCATCAATAGTTGTTGACACTTGTGACCCATTGATTGAATAATCAACAAGATTAGCAGGTGTTACATTAGTCCAAGCTACGTTGGATAATGTACTATTTGTAACAGCAAACACCACCTTATAGATATCACCAGGCAACGCTCCATTAGGAACAGCCGAAGCAGTTCCATCTTGATTATTACCTTGAATAGTGGGCGAAAATGAACTAGCCGTTGTCACGACTAACAATGTTCCACCCACAGTTAAGTAATTCCACAACCCACGAGTTATTGGTAAGATTCCAGCTCGTGGATTGACACACATCTCTTTAAATGTTATATCAAAATCCACTAAAACATAACCAGGAGAGTTGGCCGAACTAGTTTTACTAAACAAAAACATCGATCCATCACTCTCCTCATTCAAATCCGTAGACATACCATAATCGGTTGTGTTCCAATCCATGACTGGTTTCACAATTGCAGTATGATTTTGCCATTGTGGTCCCAAAACTGTATTAGCATCAGACAAAACAAATGGCAGAAAACTGTTATTTGTATAATCAATCATCGGTCCATTACGGTCATGCTCATAATAGAACAAAATATCACCAGATTGGGTTGTTGGTGAACTTGTCACATAATGAAACGCTAAACGATTAATTTTATACTTAGAGAATAACTGTGCATAAGAACGTAAAGAACTAGTAGCTAAAACTGAAGGTGTAACTGGCATTCCACCAATCAAACTCCAATTATTAATTGCCGCTATTGTTGCCTTACTTTCAAAAACAAAATCACGTCCAACCACTCGACACCCATCGGCTGAATTGGTGATCACAGGTTTCGAACCTCTAATACTATTACCAATTGCAACCGGAGCCGTATCGATTCGACTGACATTGCTAAACTGCACCTGTTTTTGACGCTTCTGATTCTTCATAGGCGCCTTTCTAACATTTTTCTTCATGGTCTTCGCTTTAACCATTTTTATTTTTCCCTACCTCCTACCTATTTATATATTATTAACTAGACTGACCCAAGTAAATCCGGTTACGTTTCTTGCTTCGACGGAAACCACGAGTATTAAAACCACCCCATAACTTCCTCGTTCTAAAGTTTGATTTATCTCGGTACAAATACCTAGGACCATTCCAAAAGTTCATAGAACCGGAATCAGGTCCAAGATTATCAACTGTGTCACGCGGAGTGACTGGGTTTGATTTCATGCTCGGGGTACTGTCAGAAGCGGGCAAAGCATTTTTAGTATAAGGGTTATACGCGCTCGGTAAATTCGCAACTTTCTGTGAACCGCTAGGTTCATTAGCAATTTGCGCCATCATCTCCGCACCATTAACACCTTCACTATAAGAATTACCCATATTTATTTTTCTCCCTCCAGACACCTCTGCAGCATAACCCACTGGATTATGCCACAACAGAGGCATAGCCCCGATCACACGGGGCACAAAGTCCATGTCGCGAGTAGCACGAAAATAAACAAGATCAGCATCATTATTACAATTAGAATCCCCACCACAAACAAAGTAGCTTGAGTCGTGATTCCTTGATAATGAAGCGAGCTTATTTTTAGGTTTCGCACTCCCGTTAAAGACTGAGCTTTGGAACTTACCATCTGAATAATAAGGTCCCGTATACCCATCAGTATACGGCCAATCCCAATCATCAGACATTTTTCCCTACCTCCTACCACTAAATATATATACAAACAAACATGCAACATGAGGGTTTAACGTCTCCTCAAGACGGTGTGTGTGGTTAACAATCAGTTTCCGCACCAGTTAGTTTATACTGCAGCTGACGCTGAGTCTTTAACAAACTTGCAGGAAAATGACCTGGGTGCTCCTTTCTTAGCGCCCGATACATATTCTCAAATACCCTGAACTTAGAATTATCCCAAGCGTAGTTCATCATATGCGAACTTAACGCACTAGCCAAATCTTCCAATTTGTTAGTGCGCAGCTTTGCAATATGTTTGGTAAACCGCTCAGGCTTAAAAGTCCAGACACCATCTCGTTTATGAAATCGAGTGCTGAAAAATTCGCACCCATCAAATGTCTTAGTAAACTCAAATGGCGCAAGGTCAAATCCAAGACCCTTGCCAACTTCAATATACTTAGTTGTGTCAAAACCGGCGGGGAATGTTTGGAGCACATCATCTCCTCCCACAACAATTTTCTCAGCGAGAATCATCTCGTCGGTCCACCCTAATCTAAACTTAATAAGATTGTCAACAACTAGTTGACCAATACTATTAAAGTCGATTGTCATGAGCCAACCACTCTTCATGATACCCTCCCAAACACTCTGGAACACATCTCCGTTAGAACACCTATACTTAGCCTTGATGCTAACTTCATCAGCGCAACTTCGCACGTCTTTCTTATACTTATTAAAGTCCTCGTCAGACATGTCGA